CTTATCAGTGTAGATAAGTATGCCAGTTGCTCCTCTTTATCATCAACATGTTCTTTAATCTTGCCAATGATACCTTTAGGTTTTTCTTTTACTTCTGCCATGATATTTCATTTGCTGTTCTATTTAGGTCAATTATGTGGGTCGTAATATCTTATCAACCAACCTGTTGCTGCTATCACTATAACAATAATTATCAAAGTTGTCATCTTATCCTTCCAAGTTAGTAACTCTTGCTTTGAGTGCTTCAATCTCTTCTTTCTGTTGCTGCACTACTTTAAGTAAAGGAGCAATTAGTCTCTCATAATGTACACCAGATAGTTTACCATCGTTACCATAGTAACAGAACTCATCTTTAACTTCCTGTACTTCCTCTGCAATAAGTCCATACTGAGTACCATTACCATCAGCAGTATCTTCCCATATAGTTTCACCATCTACCTCTGTTTTCTTTTTCCAATCAAATGTTACAGGATTAAGATCATATAACCAAGAAGTATCAGATATAGTAGCTATGTTAGTTTTGTATTGTCTTAATGAAGTAGTAGTACACAAATTACCATCAGATTCTATTGAAAGGTTTGTTAAGTTACTACCAGCAACACCTGGTACACCTGACATTTCTACTCTACCAGTACTATTAATTCTGAAGAATACATCACCTAAATCTGTTCTTACAGCACCACCAGTTTTACCAATACTGAACTCTTGCTGACCAGCACTAGTTGCATTATCAATACCAATTTGCCATGCTATGTTTGCTACTCTATGTAATGATATGTAAGCCCAATCAGGATCAACATCAGAGGCACCATTTTTAGTTATCTCAATTTGTCCATATGCACCAGGTCCTCCTGTTGTATCTGTCAAAAAGTTAACTCTACCATTCTGGTCATGACGCATCTTTTCACCTACATTATGACTAGAAAGACTGAGAGAACCATCACTGTTTAGTTTATACGTTTGACCCGCTGTGCTTCCTCCTAAAGCATTAGAACGAGAGAATGCTATACTTGCTTCATCAGTAGAAGATCCATTGGTTGTTGACATTAGATTTAATGTTCTATCATCACCAGTAGGTGTTGTTCCTGCAGTATTATAAGATGTTCCTCCACCTACATAAATTCTATTTGTATCTCCTGCAATTGGTTTGATGCGGAACATCTCTTCTTTTGATGCTCTTTGAGTTCCTGCTGTGTCTGATGCTCCTGTAGCAGAACCACTAATTATTTTACCAATAGTAAAGGATGATTCTGATGTGGTTGTTGCTTCACCAGCAATATAGATTCCAGCTTGTTCATTAAGATTACGAAAATTTGGTGTTAATGATATGTTTACAGTGGCACTACTTACTTCATAACCACCAACGAAACCAGCCCAATAATCTGTACTATTAGCAGTTCCCGTAGCATTGAAAACAGTAGACCAGCTTCCAGCAGGAAATCCATATGTATTTCCATTTGGTGCTGGTTGAGTTCCATATTTGGCAACTGATAGTCCAACGGTACTAAGTTGTGCTGAACCACCATGTATTCCAACATAACCATTAGCATCCATGCGAAGACTTTCCGTTGACCCACCAGATGAGAATACTAAGTTTGCCTGAGCTCTGACTGCAAAATCATCAGTTGCTCCAGTTGTAACAAGTTGTGCTCCACTTCCAGTATAACCTATAACATTTCCACTTGCTCCTAATTCATATTTGTGATATGCTCCACTAGCACTTGCTGTGGTAAATTCAGCAGCTACTGCACCTACAGAATCATGTTTAAGTTTACCATCACTACCTATTATAATTCTTTCTATTGAGTTAGTGGCAAATCCTAGAGCACTTACATTTGGTGAATACATCCCATTACCAATACCAGTTGCAACTCCAAAATTGTCACGACAACTATATCCATGTGCCGAAGCTCTTCCATTGGTACTTAATGCACCCTCTATTGTTAATCCAGTAAGAGTTCCAAGTGTTGTCAATGATGATCCTGTAACAGCACTACCAAGAGTAAATGTAGAGTTTGTTTCTCCTTGACCACCACCATTTGTAGGTCCTATAACTTTATTTGTGTCACTAGCAAACATAATGCCATTGACATAATAGTTCTTACCAGATGCAACATCTATATGTTCTGATGATAACCAAGAGTTGTATGTTACACCACCATCAACTCCTCTCCATAAGAATGTCTTATCAGATGTACCCTTAACAATAATACCACCGTCTTCTGCAGCAGTATCAGAAGGACCTATCGCACTGAATGTAGGTGTACCAGATCCTGTTACATTGTTACTTAATACTGCTGTGTCATTTGTAATACTTACAATAATTGTTCCAGTAGGAACTGTGATACCAGCAGTGTTTGACGTCACCACCATGCCAGGTATCAATCCTAATGTAGGAGCAATAGATGTGATATTTGCAGATCCAGATACAACAGTACATCCGAATGTTGTACTTACAACAGCAGCAAGTTCTATTGCTTTATCTGTAATCTGTACAATATTAGATTTAACTGTAGTTGTAGTACCGTTAACTACTAAGTTACCTTTAATAAGAGCACTGCCATTGACAGTGAAATCGTTACTAAGAGTGACATCATAATTAGAGTCGCCACGTATCCATGCTTGTCCACCAGAACCAATAACTAACTGTCTATCACCACTTATATTTGGAGGTCTGAATGTTACATCAGCAGAAGTCTCATTATCAGCAGGACCTATAAGAACGTTTCCATTTCCTAATATGTCATAACCAGCATAGTGTCCAATACAAACGTTTGCATCACCAACTTGGTTTGATTCCATTGCATTGTTTCCAATAGCAACGTTTTTGCTACCCGAAAGAGTAACAAGCATAACATCTTTTCCGATTCCAATGTTGTTATTTGCAACACCCGCTACTCGTAAAACCCTGTTACCAATTGCGGTATTGGATGCACCAATATTATTTGTGAGCAATGCTTGGTAGCCTATTGCAGTATTTTGAGATCCAGAAGTGTTTGCAGCGAGTGCTGATACACCTACACGAGTGTTAGTATTTACAGCACCACCACCTCTACCAACTGACATTGGATCAAGACTAGTTCCACGAATTATAAGGTCTACATTTTCAATGTTAACATTACCATTGAATACTGTATTGTCATTTGTATCAACACCTACTGTGAGATCTTCTTTTAATATCAAATCATGGTTGAATGTTGTATCACCAGAAGTAGCACCTATAGTAATACCAGTTGCTGCTCCACCAAAATTAATTGCATTTGCACCACTATTAATTAAATTAAATCCTGCAGATGTTGTGGTGATACCAGTTAATATTGTAGGATTAGTTTGGAATACTAACTTATCTAATCCTGTTGTATCCGTAATCAAACCACGCATCTGTGTAGAGGTTGTGGATGAGAATGATGCAAGAGTATCAGATCTATATGCTACATCTCCACCAGTTCTGAGGTTAACACTAACTGTGCTATTAGGATTGTCTGTACTTAATGTTATAGAATCGTTTACATCTAAAATTTTAGATGTTGCAATATCAATAGTTGCAGATGCAGTTGAACTTATTACAAGACCATTAACGGATGTCGCAATAGCAGCACCAATATCAGGTGAAGTAAGATTTGGTGAAGTAAGTGTTTTGTTTGTAAGAACTTGTGTCTCAGTCTCTGTAACGAATCTTCTTTCAACAGAACCATCCCATCCTCTCCAGTATCCACCATTATTAAACCATTGTAATTGTTGATATTTTGTAACGGATCCGCCACTATCTGTTTCTAAATTTAATTGTACGCCACCATCAGATCCAACTAAATTATTTCCCTTTCTTAATTCTATACTATTATCTTCTACTGTTAAAGTAGTAGTGTTTAAAACAGTCTGAGTGCCATCAACAACTAAATCTCCAGTTATAGTTACAGTGGATCCGTTATCTGTAATAAGACTATTTCCTATCTGATTATTACCAGAGTCCCATTTTAATAATGTATTTCCACTAAAGTTACCAGCATTTTTTAATTGGAAATCAGTTCCTGATAGTATGATACCATTTGATGCTGTCAATGTTGCACCAGTATCTGAGTTAACAGATGTAATAGTAAATGTAGTTACGCCAGCAGCAGTATTCTGTGAAATACTAGTAGCACCAGTCGCTACAAATTTAAAGTCTCCTGCAAGAACAGCATTATTTCCAGAAGCAAGTCTGGTTACAGTATCTGTGTCTACACTATCAATAGTAATAGTTTGTTGATTCTGAGATACTGTGACATTATTTCCACCAGTAAATGTTACATCACCACTTACTAAACTTCCTGCTGTTCCACCCTTTACTCTAGTAACAGTGTCAGTAGAACTATATGTAATTGTTGAGTCACCGTTACCATCTACACCTTGAGCAACGCTAGTTGCTCCACTCGATAAGAAAGTAAAGTTGCCAGGATTTAATACTTGTCCTGTGGTTGCTCTAATTTTTGTAATCGTGTCAACATATGTTGAGTTGATTGTAATTGTTTTGTTTGATGCATTCTGAGATACCGTTGATGATCCAGTTGCTGCGATAGTAATGTCACCACTTTGTGCTGTACCACCTACAGCAGATTGTAACGTAGTTACAGTATCAGCATCAGGTGCAGTACCAGAAATAGTTACTACATCATCTACTCTATCAATAGCAAGAACAATTGCATTAGATCCAGAAGGAATTGTATTAGGAGTTCCTACAGCAAAACTTACTTCATCAGTTCCAGAACCAGATCCGCCAGCAGTTAAAATTAATTTTTTTATATTTGCTGAAGCACCATCACTCATGCTAACAGCGTAAGTAGTATCATCATTTGGAGTTGTAACACTTCCACCAAGAGGAGTAGCAACACCATTAACAAGTATGGAAGAATTTACCAGAGCAGTATTAGGTAAATTTGTTATAGTGTTAAGAGATCCAGATATCGTAGCAGATTCTAATGTTTTATTAGTGAGAGTTTGCGACTGTGCTACATAAACATCGCCAGGTACTCCCCAAGAAACGACGCTACCATCACTCGTCAGGTATTTTCCTGATCCTGTGTCTCCACCAATAACAATATTATTACCAGTTAATTCTAAATTGTCGCCAGAAATCAGTTCCTCAATCTTTTGAGAAACCGCATTTACTATTAACGGAAAACGATCTGCCATTTATCTACCAAATGATACTACTGCTCAGGTTTATTTATGTGA